AGAAATTGATTATTATTTTACACAAGAAGAAGTACACACCCTTATTGAATATTTAGATGGTGCACTAGCACACAAGGCTTAACGCATGTTAGGTACTGACATATTAATGTCAAGAGCATTACGTTACGTATTAGATCAACATAGTGTTGCACCTAAAACGTATGCAATGATGCCTACTAATTTACGTGATCAGTTAGAGTCATTGGTATATGACATTGCTGAGGATATGCGTTATAATCAACTAAAATACTTTCGACCATTTGATCATCAATTTGAATTCTTTAAAACAGGAGACAGTGATAGACGTGGTATACTTGCGGCTAACAGGATTGGTAAAACAGTAAGCACTTGTTATGAAACAGCAATGCATTTAACTGGACAATATCCTGATTGGTGGGAAGGTCACCGATATAAACAACCTATTACTTGTATGGTTGCTGGTGAGGGCTGGAGTCAGGTTGCACTTGTTTTACAAAACGAATTACTAGGAACACAAGATGTAAAGATGGAACAAAACTTAGGTACTGGTGCTATTCCACGGGATTGTATTAATACAGAAACAATGCGTAATGATGGTGCTAACTCTATTGGTGTAGAAGTAAAACACATAACAGGTGGTTACAGTTATTTGCTATTTGCAAACTACACACAAGAAGTAAGACAGTTACAAGGTTTTAAATTGAACTTGGCTGTGTTTGATGAACAACCACCAGATCCTTTTTTTAGTGAGGTAGTTACACGTACTGCTACTACACAAGGTAAAGTGTTATGTTCGTTTACGCCACTTAAAGGACTTAACGGACTTGTTAGTAAGTTTTGGAATAAAGAATCAGGATATGAATTTATTCGTGTTGCATGGGACGATGTTCCTGAATATGATCCGTGGGGACACCCATTCCTATTAAAAGAAACAAGACAACAACTAGAACGAGATTATTTGCCACATGAACGTGAAGCACGTATTGCTGGTAAACCAGTTATGGGTAAAGGTGCTGTATTTCAAATTAGAGATTGGCCAATATATAGAACTGGTGATTATGACTTTGGGTCAATGCCTACTATTAAACGTGTTATTGCACTTGACTTAGGACTAGTAAATGACCAAACTGTAATTAGTTTAATGTATTGGGAGCCATATGAAAAGATGGCATTCTTGCATAAACAAATTATAGTCCAAGGAATAGAAGAAGCAGTTCCTACGCAATACATCAATCACTTGTTAAGACCAGAAGTATTTGGTACTCCTATTGTACTACCAGCTGATGCTAGTCAACAAGGACGTTATACAATGAGTGCTAATAGCATACGTGAGTTATTTGAAAGTTACGAATTAAATGTTTATGAAAAAGCAATTATGAATCCGCCAGATCAAAATGGTAAAGTAACTAATCACAAAAGCTATGGTATCAACCAAATGAGACAAATGTTAGAAGTAGGTAGTTTAGTAATAAATGAAAACTGCGTAGACTTTTTAAGTGATGCACAAAACTATTATGTTGATACACAAGGACGTTTTAGTGATCCAGATGATACTATTGACAGTTGCAGATATGCACTACTTGCTTGTTTACAAGGTATTGCCGAAGATTGGGATTATAGAACACCTCAAGAACGTATGGCTATGCAAAGAGATCTATATTATCAACGCAAAGAAATTAGAAATAACAATCCATTAAAGAACACATATGATCCAGCACAATAAGCATATCGGATTTATATGCATAAATAAGTTAACAGTAAAGGAAACCATAAACAAATGTTGGATATAAAAAATATACCTATTTCAGATATCAACACCAACAAACGCAGGTTACGTAAGTTTGTTGAGATGAAGGGCAACTTGGATGTTAAAATGAACTCCTACTTGCGATATCTTGCTACAAAAAATGCAATTAACAGAGCTAGTGACTATCACTATCTTAACCTAGCAGTTACAAACAGTACTGCACCAGTAAATGGAATTGATTATATCCATCCTAGCGTAAAGCCAGTAGTTGATTATGCAACTGCTGTTATTGCAAAAGGATTAATGCCTAACGGAGAGATTAACTTTGATTTTATAGCTGACACAACTGACACAGAAGCCGCATCACGCCAAGCAACTAGAATGGTTAATACAGTTGTTAACCAAATGAATGATCCTCACTTTATTTTAGAGAGATGGGTTATGGATGCATGTATGCATAAAAACGGCATGATGATGATCAAACCTGTACGTGAACAAGTAACACGTTATGTTGACACAGAAGGCACTATGGAACAACTACGTGCATTTGAAGCACAAGCACAAGATTCAGGACTAACTGCTGTACGTCAAAGCAGACGTAAAGACACAGTTGATTTAGAAAAAGTAATGGCAGAAGTACAAATGCTAATGCCTGAAGTAGACGCAGAATATACAGATAACATTACAACAGAATATATTAATTCAGTTGATGTTGAGGAAGAAGACGATACATTAGATACTGTTGCCATGTATAGTAATATGGCTGAGAAAGTGCAAAATACAGAAGCACCTGAATTACTGCAAGGTCAAGAAGATATCTTACAAGAAGCAGTTAAACGTAACACAATTTACAAAGCAAAATACAAACTAACTGGTTATACTATTAACATTAAGTTTCATCCAATTGAACAGCATTACTGGGTATGTGATCCAACTGTACCTGAAATACGTGATCAACCTTTCTGTGGTTTTTATGATCCAATGACTGTTGCTGAAGCATATGAATTATATCCAGATATGGACTTAGATGAATTTGAAAAACATGCAGACTATAACTCTAACGGAGCATACCAAGCAGGTAGTGTATTAAACAACTTAGCAATACATGCAAGAGATAGTGTTCCTGTACAAGGCATTCCAGTTGATTCAGCCGCTGACAGTGATCCAGCAGGTAGAATGGTTAGTATTGTTACAGTATGGAATCGTTGTGATATTGATGGTGACGGCGAACTTGAATTAGTTGAAATTGTTTATTCAGGTACGTATATTATTAGTGCAAAGGAAGTTGAATTTATTCCTGTTGCTAATATGTGTCCAAAGCCACTACCAGGAAACTTTTATGGTTACTCAGTAGCTGAAAGTGTTATTCCAATGCAGGAATACTTAACAAGTGCTATGAGAGCTGAAATACAATTAGGACTACTAACTGCTACTCCACGTGTTGGTGTTAAACCAGACCGTGTTGATTTTGAGATGATGCAAGATGGCGAAGCGGCTATTTTTATCTTAGACAGTAAGTTTGATCCAAGCAAAGACATTTATCAAATGCCACCTCCTTCAGGAAACTTACAGTTCCTTGAAGTTGCAATGAATCGTATCCAACAAGATACAATGGCAATGGTTGGTATGACTACACCACAAGACGTGTTTAATCCAGAAGTAATGGCAGCCGGTAACTCGGGTGTTAAGTTACAACTTGCATTAAGTCCAAACCAAATTGTGCAAGACAATACTGTACGTAATGCGGCAGAAGGTCTAAAAGAAGCTCTTTGGTTAGTGTGGCGTACACTAATACAGTATGGTGATGATTATGGTGTTAAGAAACTAGCATCTGAAAGCCATCCAGACAAACTACCTGTATTCTTAGATTATGCGGCATTTGATGATATGAACTTTACAGATCGTAAACAAATGCAATTAGAACTAGCAGTTGGTATGATGAGTGAAGAAAACGCAATTAACAGACAACAAATTATACGTAAAACACAAAGTGAACTTTATACAACAGTACAAGGAATGGCACAACAAGGTACATTAACACCTGATTTATATACTAAAATTAAAAAGCCTTTCGAAGACACATTGTATGTGTTAGGTGTAAAGGACTGTGATGCGTATCTACCAACAGATGAAGAAGTAGGACAAATGATTGAAATGGGTAAAGCGGCCGCTGAAAATGCAACACTTGATCCACTAGATAAAGAAAGAATGTCCAAAGTTAATCTCAACACAGCTAAAGCTGTCAAAGAGAAAGTTGAAGCCGAAGCTATTATGGCAGAACTTAATGGAACAGATGCAGAAACACAAATAGATTACTTGTCTGTTGCTACTAAGGGACTTGGCAAAGTTTATAGTTAAAACATAGAAAAGGAAATGAATCGATCGTGACTG